CGATATTATAATAATAAATAGAGTTAGTGTTAAGCCCGGTTGACATAAAATAGGACTTCCCGCCGAATAAAACAACCTTATTGCCCTCCCGCCTTACAAGCGTATCCTCGGTAAACAAGGTTGTGGTGGTGGCAAAGTCTTTTGTCTTTACTATATTGACCTGTTCTGAAACAGTTGATGAATTTATTTTGCTCAATATTCCGTACCAATAGCCGTTTTTACGTACAAACGAAGCATCCAAAGTACCAACGCCGGGATATGGATCGTATACCTGCATGCTATCTATAAGATTAACACCCTGTAGGATATTCTGCTTAATCCCATGCCGGTACATGGTTTTTAGGTTATTAAGGCTACCGGCTATTACTGTGCTGTCAGCATAATTACCGACGAAATAACTAAAGGTATTGGTGCTGTCATTGTAAATAATCTGCGGGCTATAATCTCCGCATATCTTCGCCCCGTTTTTCCTAAATATAATACCCGAATTATCAATATGCCTGGTAGCTAAATCCATCGCAATAACACGTACCCATGAGTTATTATAAGCTAATCCCGTTGTAGCACCGAAGCCGTGAGCCGTCGAGCTGAAAAATGCTTTACCATTTGAGATATATGGCGATCCGTTAAGAGTGGTAACTAAATTATAATCCGAAGCCCCGAGACCCTTCCAGTAGCCAGCTTTTATTGATTTAATGTGGATTGTGGTAGACGTTGTATAGTCAGAATTAAGGCCTATTGCAAATCTCCAATTTTTGAACGTGGTGGTGTCATTTGAATTAATATATGATCCAACATTCATTTGACCAGCATACACGTAGTTACCATACGCATCTTTACGGTAAGCATTGATATAGTCGTTATTAAACGTAAAATAGTAAGTGTAGGAGCTCCCGTTAAAAAAAGCAGGCGTAGTGCTGTTAGTAGAGGTATTTAAAACCCCATTTATGATTGCGTAATTTTTATTATCGGTTCCAACGATATTACCGCCAAGCGTGCTGCCAATAAAATTATCAGAAGTGCTGCCATCTTTAATCATTCCATACCTTATCTCGGCACGTGTTCCTGTGCCTCTAACGTAAGCTGTATCGATAGAAACCTCAAGGCATCCGGCTCCCGCTTTAATGAAATTGCTTAGGGAGATATAAGCGACACCCGTACCATTTTTCACTACTGTTATACCGCCTTTGTAGGCAGTTACAGTTGCAGATGTGGCCGAAATATTGGTTACTTTAAACTTTGAGACATCTTTAAAATGCTCATCTCTGTTAAAGTTATGGAGTATAAGATTTGGGTTATCTTCAACATTTCCTACTAACGGTACCTTATCATAAGCGCCATCGTAAGTAATTGTTGAAGGGGAAATATTTCCTACCGGCGCAGTATATAAATTATATGGCTTCACAACATTTGCTGTATCAGCCTTGCCAGCAACTACGGCATCAACATAATCTTTACTTGCGAAAGTATTAGAATTATAAACACTGTCGAGATTAACCCCACCTTGTACAGTGAACGTGCTGTCAGAATTAATATAAATCTGCTTTTTGGTTGCCGGATTAAAAACGAGGCTCTGCGGCGTTATCTCTTTATATGGCGACCTTCCAGGTGCAATTGTATACACACCCGATGAATTGGCTACCCACACTGTTTTATTTGCAAGATCGTATATCTCATTAACCCCCGCCCCCGCAAATGACACGTTGGTAAACTTAGCGGCGGCCTGTGACTGCGATGCAAAGCCATATCTGGTTGATCCCCTAAACTTATTTAAAACAGTATCCGAAGCAAGCGGTACTACCAATGTGTACGCTAATGCTCCCTTACCGCCTGGAGCGTCAGAGAAGTTACTTGTTGAAGCATATAAAGTATCGTTACGCATTATTAACTGTAGGTCTACTGTCACGCCCGACCATCCCGCAGTAGTATTATATAAGCCCGGCATTGAACTGCCATTCGCTATAATTTTTTGATTGGTTTTTCTATAGTTATACCAAATAACAAATGATTGCGTGATATCGTCCCGGTTCCGGATTGCTGTCAATGTATATTGCTCTGGTATAGTATGGGAAGTAACATCTATCGGCCAGTTGAAATCGCCTGAACTCATGCCATAGGCTTTATTTATAACCTGTTTGCTCGTTTCTGTATATCCAGCTATTAGACCCACTCTGTCATTATCTGCATCATTAGCCGATAAGGTTGCTTTAAATGTATATGACGGAACTGCTTTAGGTGAAACAAGCCCTAAGAGGCTTCCTGAATTGTTGGTGTTGTAAAAAAAGTTTCCAGGTGTATCATAAAGCCATGAATTAGACTGCTGGGGGTTAACCAATAAGGTATCGTTTAAAGACTGGTTAGTAATATCACCGGATCGCCCACCGTGAACTATATGTTTAAATGTTGAATATATAGTGGCATTGCTTACGTAAGTTGTTTTTGCACTATCCAGCTCGGTAGCAGTAGTAACATAATTACCAAAAGTAACCGCTGGCTGTGTTTTATAGGTATTTAAATTATCGCCTGTTAATTTTAACGTCTCGCCTGATTTGCCAAATGGTAAAATGGTTTTTGCAACGCTATCAACCCTTTTGTTTGATACGGTTACTTTTTGCTGCTTATCCCATTTGTTAGTAACGCAGTTGTAAACGTATAGCGTTGTGTCTGTAGTGCGATAATATAATGCCCCGCATTTAAGGCTATCAGGCACGTAAGACGGAAAACCCGGTGTAGTGCCTTTAGGAATTGACATGTGATAACGCGACCAGGTAGAGCGGTCGGCCATTACCTGGTTGGTTGTCGTACGGTCGTACGGTGGTTTTTGCTGTGCCTGCAAAGTTGTTGCCAGGCATAAAACGAGTAAAAGGTTTAAGATATATTTCATAATTAAAAAGGGTTATGCAATTGGTTTTGGCTCGATGAATACGACCACACGATAAGGATTGAGTGTTTTCATAGGTTCAGGCGTATCTGAACCCGTTTTACTGGTTTTCGCGATTTTCTTTTTGTATAGTCCGCGATCACCTCCGTTTTTAAAACGATTGCCCTCAATTGGAGTATCATCTGGAAATGGTGGAATATCCGAAACGGATAAATATTGGTCATGCTCGTGTCCTATGAGATTTTCCGGCGCCATCGTAACGTCTTTTGCACCTCCGAACTTCGTCCAAACGGTATCAAAATCGGGGTCATCCGGGTTCCATCCCATGGCCATCATGCCTCGCATCAGTTCTACTTCCTGCCAACCGGCCGGGATTTGGGTTGCCGGCCGCATCCAAAGGATCATACCGCCGCCGCCGGCAATACTGAAGGGCTGGGCATATATCTCCAATTTGGCGATACGGGCCTCCTGATCGGCGGCAACATCTGATAAAGGCATTTTTGTGGCTGCGATCACCGATACATGATCATCATCATTTAGCGAATCGAGGACATGGATAACAAGCGTGCCTGCGGCGCCATCGTGCGTAAAGGCCGAATCCCTTAATTCGCCGCCTATTTGCGTGCAGATTACTACGGGGTTTGAAATATTGGCGAGTGCAGGGTGTGTAAACTTTACTTCGCCGGTGCTGATATCATAGCCGGTAGTGCTGTTGCGAAGCTTTACCGGTACAACAGTTGATTCGCCGTTTGTAAACGGAATAAGCCATGGCAGGTCATTAAAGGGCGTAGCTTCTTCAGGCGCCTGTGTTAACCAATCCCAATCCCCGCGTTTAAGGCCGGTTAACCCGTCATGTTCGACCATGATCAACTGCCCTTTAAAATAGATCTTGTTTTCGGCCTGAAGGTCGGACAGGGGCTTGCATATCGGGATAAGCGCGGCCTGCCGTGTTTTTGGTAATTTATAGGTCATCGTCGTCGTAGGCTAAATCATCGTCGTTATTGTCATCGTCCCAAATGGCATCATAGGTATTTGATGTCGGGATCAGGCCGCCGCTGTTGTGGGTGTCATCAGGCTGATCGGCATTGTCAGTATAGGTTACCTCATCAAAAAGCGGGTAATATTCAAAGGTACCGGCATTGAGGTTGGCACCGTCGGCCGGCTGATCCAGGCTATCGGCTTTGATGCCGATGGGGATAAGCCGGCCATCCTGATATACATACTTATCCTCGCTGGCTAAAAAATCTTTAAGCAGTTGGATCGCCCGTTTGGAGGTATACCCTGTATTAACTTTAGTACCATTGCTTAACTTGATATTCGCTTCCAATAGCCTGCCGCTGTTTGCCGCCTGGATATTGTTGGCGTTTCTTTCGCCCGTATCGGCGGTACGGGATGTGGTATCCTGGCCTTTGCCCCAGCAATAAAGCGTTTGATAGCCTCCCAGGCTATTGAGGTACACGAAATAGCGCGGCCATTCGCGATAAACATCGAGGGTATAAGTGTATATCGCAGATAAATACGAGCCGGTACTGCTAACGATGCGAGCGGTATAATAAGCCGGCGTTTTGCCTGAAGGAACGGAAGCATCGAGGTTAAGGAAGTTGTACCCCACGCAAACGGCATATTTGTTATAGGCAAGCGCCGTTTTTGCGCCTAAAAGAAAAGGGACGCCCGTATTATCGGTAAAAAACAACTCGATGCGCACCCGGATATCAATATCGGCACCGGTTAGGTTGATCCAGTACAGCCATTCGGGTTGCTCTTTTTGAACTAAAACGGCCTTGCTACCCTGTTTAAGGCAAAGCGTATTGGCGTTATTACCGCCCGGGCGAAGGTAACCAGTCATGGTTTTACCGTTTTCGGTCATGATATCGAGGCCACCGAAGTTGATAAATGCCGGCGCTGTTTTGTAAACCCGCTTTATCGACGGATCAGCGCCGTAAACCTGCGCGTATTTGGCATAGTACTGCCTGAGCGTGCCCGGGCAATTGAAAAAATTATTGGCGAAAACAGGCTTGTCGGTAGTAAGGAAAGCATCCAGCGCGTTGCTGATATCGATAGTGCTGAATCCGGTAACAGGGTTTTCATCCAGCGGCACATTTGCCTCGTATGCCAGGTTAAAACCTGTACCGGCATCGTTAGCGATCCAAAGGCTCACATAATGCGCGAAACCCTCGAGCGGTAATTCGGTTACGCCCTCCGTATCGATGGTGAGCTGTATGTTTCCGACTGCGAAAGGGTTCATGTCACCATCGGGCCCGGCATCGAGCGCGGTAAAGATGAGCGCCGGGTGGGCGGCCGCAAGGTCAACGGTAACGGCATAATATTCCTGGATAAAATAGTTTCCGGCAAACCAATCGACAAGGGAAGTAACATAGTCGTTGCCGCCGTCGCCGGCAGGGAATTGCAGCCCGCTATCATCAGGCTCGGCTTTGGCGGTCATCTCGGCGGCTGCTGCTGTCCATACCAGGTTAACTACGGCGTCGGCTACAATAGCGCCGGTAAAAGAGAGCCGGTTGACAGATTTAGCGGGCGCTGCCGCCTGGTAATTGTCGGACAATGGCGCGAAAGGCAGGTAGTTTCTGCTAAACGCGATGGCTGGTAAGGATGTGGGAATGGTGATACCGGGCATGAAACGAAATTGCCCGGCCGGGGATGTCTAATAAAGGACAGCATATGCAGATCTGTTATCGCAGGAAATTGCGGTACTGCAGGCGGGGGCATCTGGTAACGCAGGATTATGCGATAGCTGCCGGCACCGGATAAAAATGCGATAGGATCCTGCACCTGGTTTCATCGCATAAAAAACCGATGTTGGCCAACACCAAAGTTTTATGCGATGCATGATCAAAAAAAGTGAAAATAAATTTTGAATACATAGTATATTATGTATATTTGATTCATCAAAGGCAATGAAGCTGATGATATTAAAACTTCTCACATCATGACAACTTACAAAACAATTACAGGCCGCGAAATCAATGTAAAAGCAAATCATTCAGCAAGAACATTTACTATCAGAACCGAATCTGGAAAATATCGCACTACAAAAATGAACAAAGAAGAGTTCAACGAAAACTTAAACAACACCGGTAATGATTGGCAAAATTTCTTAAAATTAACTAACGATTATTACCCTGCATAAAGAACCTGTGTTTTAACCGTGAGAAGTTTTCACGGGGAGATTGGCCCACTCTAACGGGCCTTTTTAATTTTCATAATCATGGCAAAAAACAACGATAAATTTAATTATGGGGTTGCAGACATTGCTCAGCAACTTATTGGTAAAGCCTGCGCAGATAGGCGTAAAGAGTTAGGATATACTCAAAAAGAAATTGCCGACAAGGCAGGTACATCTCAGCAATATATCCAGTTGTTTGAATCGGGAAAGCAAAATATTGGCTTCAGGCTGTTTATAGCGATTTTAGGTTGTTTGGATATGCATATCGATCTCATGGCGAAAGATGGTGACAATCCAGTAGGTTTCCCCCCTGTTAATAAAAACTGAGTAAAAAAGCGCTTAAGTAGCGCTTTTTTTATACCCATTTGCCGGCGGTCGGGCTTCCCTTGCCCTGCACTTTCCAGTAAAACCCTACGGAAACGCCCCAATAGTTGGTACTGATAGGGCCGATAGGATCAATTGTCGTTTCCTGCTCGGGGAAAAACACTTTGGGCGATATGGTATTATCGACGGTTATATGACCGCCCTGCAAAAACTGGTCGCTCATTTTGGCTAAAAATTCGTTGGCGATATCTTCGCACTGATCCTGCATCGCTTCAATAGTAGCACTGTCGCCGCTTTCGGTTAAACCCACAATATCGAAACGCCCGTAGATGTAGTCGATCTTGTTTCGATTTGCGCTGCGCCCTTTGGTGCTGGGGTTCTCCAACAAAAAGCAGATGTTTTTATCCAGGTTGCGGATAGCTTTATCAAATTCATCAGGGTTATAGATGTCCTTAATGTAAAAAAACGCCTTTGATTCGGGCGTGTGCGCGATATCGACGTTTGCGGTAGCGCTTTGCTCGAAATAGCCTTTATAAAACTTTCTCATTACTTGTTTGCCTCCAATTCTTTTTGCAGCTTATTGCGGGTGTTTAACCGGCTTAAAAAGTCATGCAGGTTACTGGTTTTGGTGTCGGCTAAGGTGCCGAAAATGTCGTTGGCACCGGCTTCAATAATCTTTGGCCATGGCGTTATTTCGGGCTTTTGTTGCTTTTCAGCGCCTTTTTTAGCCTTTTTACCCGGTGTAAACACCTCTTTATACTTGAGGTGCAGCGCATTTCGGCAACCTTCATAATTGAGCAGAACGGCTACTTTTACACCTATTGATACACTTTTAAAGCGTTTTGCCCGCCTTACGTAACCGAACGTGGTTAGTTTAACCCGGATATCATCATCAATGCCCCAAAACCTGCGCGGCCTGTATAAAATAGCCATCAGCGTATCAATGTACTCGTGGTTTTTAGTAAGCTGAAACTTATCATAGCAATGCTCACAAAGCCCAAATTCATAAATGGTGACATTGGCAAGGCCGTTTTTGGGGCCGTGATATTTAAACACGCCCTGCCAAATGGAAGATATAAGCCAGTTGCTGAGCAGGTTTTTACCGAAAAGAAATTTTACAGACTTAACCAGGTCATCAGCCGCGTTATCGGGAATACAAATGAATAATTTTTCCGGGATCCTGTAAAGCATTGCGGCCATTATACGCGAAGCGAGTTCAATTGTAAGCTTAGATGACAACGATGCCGCCCAAATGATTAAGTGCTTCCTGGTCATTTCTGCCCAGGAAGCGGGGGCTGTATGCGTTTCGCGATACAGGGTTGCGCCTTTGCTGCTTTTGATATGGATGTCGGCGCGGTTCATGCTGCTAATGGCTGATACTCGTTTTTATAATAATACTCGAGCACATATACGGCATCGCTCCAACTTAATTTTCCATCGGCCGCAACCTGGGCGATGAGGATAGCGAGCTGATGCAACACACCGGGTTTGATCACCGGATCAAGCTGACTGATGTACTTTATTGCCGCCTGACAGATGGCTTCGGGATCACTTAAATTAAGTGTGCCCTCAAATAATTTCAGTTCGACCAGGAATACCGGCAACGCCTGCCTGATCTTATCCTTAACCAGGTCATCGATACCGCCCGGGATAAGCGCCGTTAAGATATCAGCAAAAGGCGAATCAATGGCCGTTTTAAGGTTCTCGACTACAACAACGCCGGTATGTACAGCGCGTTTGATTTCGGCGGGCATGGCTCCGAACAGCTTTGCTATAAAGCCTACTATTTTGCCCAGGACTGATTTTAAACTCATTTTATTGTGATTTGCGTTTGAAACTTGCATAAATGCGGATGCCCAGGGTGAACACCGCAAGCGTAGCACCGGCCCAGGTGCCTACGCCCGAAACAATTTTTAAAATATGATCATCGGTAAACAGCGTTTGCACGCGTAAACCAAGCGTTGCAAAGCCGGATATAATGCCGACCAGCGGCTTTTCTTGCAGGTAATTATACATGTGCTTTAACATGGCTTTAGGGTTAGGCGGCCTGGGGTTTATCGACCGGTGTCTCGGGATATTCGTCTGTCATCGGCTTTAATGACTTTATTATAGCCTCCTTTTGCTCCATAAGTTCGGGGATCAACTCGACAGCAGCTTTCAATGGGTCGGGGCTGTTTTGAATGATCGCGATGTCCTTTACAGCAAATTGACTAATGAGAATAACGCCCAGGGCAATATCATTGAAGGTTGCTACAAAATGGTTTATCGGTACAACCGTCCCAAGGGAATTAATGATTAGCTGTAAAATGAAACAAACGATCTGCACTTTTTTGAAAAAATCAGGCGTTTCAGCGATAAACCGCTTCCAAATGGTTGAATCTTTAATCATGATATTAGGGGTTAAATTTTTCAAACTCGGCCTGTAATTGCAGGTCATAATGGTGTTTTTTATAGTCGGCACCGTTGTACCGGTAGGCGAAAGAAGCCCATTGCTGTTTTTGCAGGTAGACGGCAAGTCCCTGTGATTTGATGTACATGCAAAAGGCTTTTAACTGGTAGCTTTCGCCGCGCTTCAGGTAGTCGACCAACTCTTCAACAGATTTAAATCCGCAGCTCGAATAATTGAATCCCATCACCTGGAACGCGCCCCAGCTCGTGGCTTTCATAGCAGCATTGGAGTCAAGTATATAAGCCTGGTTAAAGCGGGTATAGCTGTCTTCGCCAAACTGACTGTACTTTTCTGTCCAGGCCGGATATGATAACGTAGGATATTGAGCCGCGAACCGGCCTTTGGTGAGCTTATGAAATACGTGGCCCTCAAACTTAAGTTTGATTTTTCCCGATTTCAAAAAACCTGATCCGCCGCTCTCTACAGCGTTTACCGCTTTGATCGCCGCAACGCTGCAACCTATTATGCCGGCCGCATCCTTATAGTCATGTTCTGTTAGCATACGAAATAAGTTGGAGAGTTAGGATCGTTTACATCGAGGTCATCACCGGTATCGGTTGGCGGGACAAAGCCAGGCAGGGAGCCGGCGTTTGCGATCAAATAATCTTCGAGGTTACGGAGTTCGGTTTGCGCCATTGACAGGGCATCGGTAACCATCGGGGCAAGCTGCGCCGGTGTGGCCGCCGTTTTCATCACTGCCACATCATATGTGCCGGTACTCGGTTGGCTTTGTACAATGATCCCTGATCCGTCGAACTGTAAGCCGATGGCCGACGCGCCGTAAGCCATAGTGTAATTTGCTAATGCCCGGTTGATATAGGGCATCAGCTTTTTTTGAGCCAGGGTAAGCGAGTTGCTGAAAATATTATCCTGAAGCGAGGCGGCAAAGGCAGCGCCCAAAACAGGGATGATAAATTTCCGCTCGGCAAAGGCCAGGGCAACACGTAGTTTGTAAAACATAAATGCCGACCCGTCCATCATGGTATAGTACCGGGTGAACTCGGCCGCGCTATTGATGAAATTGCCCTTGTTGATCAGGCGCTCATCGGAGTTGGCGTACAGCGAAAAATCAGCTTCGCCGATATTGCCTTCCAGGAAAGCGATGGCCTGCTCTAAGCCGCGGTAACCATCTTCGCGCCGGCCGAGCTCAAACTTTTCGAGCTTTTTATCGGATACCGGTTTGTTTGTCGCGGTAACGGTGACATAAAAGCCGGCATCATTGATCCTGAAGCTGCCCGAATCGGCCGATTTCCATAATGCCAAATGAATGACAGCCTTTTGCAGGTAAGGTAATAGAGCCGCTTTTTTGCCTGTAATGCCCGGAGCGTTGTAAGCGGCAACCATGTTATCGTAAAATGCCTGCCCGATCCAGTTAACCAGGATGTTTTTTTCGGCATCATCGATAAATGACTTCAGCGAATTGATGTTATAGTCCTTATCGATGTTGGAAAACATCGCTTTTACTTCGTTAATGTTGTTAACCAGGTTCATTAGCTAAGGCCCTCCGTTTTAGTTTGGTTATGCCCGTTCACCGTGTCCATGATACTATCGCGGAATTTGATGGTAAAGCCAGGGTATTGGTCATAATGCCCGTTGAACTGAGCAGCGAAGTGCAGTGGATCGAGCACGATATCGCGGTAAGGGTCGATCATTGACAGACTGATATTTTGTGCAACCTGTTTGTCTGATCCCGAACCTGCCCCCATGGAGCTGCCGGTTTGCAATGAGCCGGGTAATACCGGATCGAGACCGAGCGCCCGCATCTTGTGAGATGATGCTTCCCTTGAATCTTCCAGGAACGCTCCGGCTTTGGTTTTATCATCAATAACCACGATCTCCCATCCCGGGATTTTCTCTTTTGTCACCGGATCGATACCGACCTCGTTAAGTATCGATTTGCCGGCGTTCTTTACATCGCTCAGGCTATCGTTGATTTCTTTAAGCTTTGCCTTTTTCAAACCTGCCTGGGCTTTTTCGTCCAGTCTATCCCAATTTTTGTAGACTGATGGCCAGTAAGCATTCGGGATTCGGATCAGGTATTTGATGGTCATTTGGTTTTTAAGCAAAGCCATCTTAAACTCGGGGATTTTGGCGGCGATATCAAGCCAACCGCTCACACGCAAGCCATCCCAATGGGCTACCTGGTAATAGGTAGACCCAATGGTGGGATAGTTGAGGGGATATATAAACTTCTTTTGGCTCGGATCGGACTTGACATTGTTTACGATATCGTAATCGTAAGGGTCAATAGCTGGTATTCGGGTGGTTTGAAAGGTATCCTCGAGATTAACGTAAGGCCAGTTTTTGTTATGGATCACGTTTTTTAACCGACCGTCATCGCCCATCAGCTCCCAACGGCAGTGTATGGCCTCGTTTGTGGCGATACTGTAGATGCGGGAACGATCTTTGGTTACGATCATTTCCGGGAATACGTTGAAGTAGGTAAACAGGTCGATAAAGGCCTCAAGGCAGTATTTACGGGTTTGTTTGGAGTAAAACCAGTCTGTTATAGCGCGGTCTTTAATGGCCTCGTAGATAGGATTGCCCTGGTTATCCCTGTCGATTTCGTTCAAACAAACCAATCCTTTGCCCATTGATGAGCGAACACACCAGTTGATTAGCTCTTTCATCTCGGCATCTTTAGCCAGGATATCGCGGATAGTATTGGGGAAATTGTTATCAGCGCCCCAATAGGCTACCTTAAAAGGCCCGCCCATCGAATTGATATCGGAAACCGTACCGCTGGTAGGCTTTGCGGCCGGCTCCATGTGGACAGCCACACCGACGCCGCTCATTAGCGCGACGTTGTCTTCGATCAGTAGTTCATCTGTCATATGATCACCCTTTCTCCGTTGAACCGGGTTATCAGTACATTATGGACAGTTGTAGGGCGCGGCCTGCCTGGAATGAGCATATTGCGGGTGCCGTTCATCCAGTGATTGGCATTTTTGGGGCTGTTCTTTTTGCCGAACGGGTGCCCGGCCAGGGTGACATTATCGCAGGTCATCCGCTTGCCGCCAGTTTCTTCGGTAAGGTTGCAGGTAATGAATGTGATGCTGAACGGGATGAAGTTTCCCTGCTCGTCGACCATGGCCATGATCCGGAGCACATCGCTTAAAAAGATAAATCCTTCCATGTTCCAAACATGGCCGGACAGGGCTATCTAATAAAGGACAGGGATCAGGATATAACCTTCATATTGCTGCGGTGCAGCTCCTGAAGTTGGGCGCGGATTTCTTCCAGGTTGATGCCGGATGTGCGGGGATGGATGAATTTATCAGAGGGATCATTCCCCCTCGCATTTTTTTCGGTTAGCAGATCTATGTATTCTGAACCGTTAAAAAATTTAATGCAGTGATCTTTATCCATACACAAAAATAGGGCGACAAAATGAGCTTTAAAATCACAAACAGCTCACCGAAAGCGAAAAAAAGCTAAAAAGCTTAAAATAAACCATTTAACCCCTTATATTTTTTTTAGCAATCACCCGGTCACAGGTTTGACCACGACACGCACTATCGAAAAAGTGCGCTGCGCACACCCGTTCGATCCCGATATCTGCCATTAAGGTTTGAGGGGATTAGGTTTGATGCTGCCCAGGGTTAGGCAGCATCAGAGAAGAAAGCAGAGAGAGAAGGCAGGGCATAGCCCAGGGTTGTTTGGTATTTGCCTATGTACAGGGTGTCCATGGCATCGGTTAAGTGGGGAGCGTCTTCCTGGTTAACATCGGAGCGTAACTCGGGGCGCTTGTCTTTAGTGATCCCGTTCCTGGTTTCACGGCTGCCGGTGCATTGCACTGCGATGATGAGCTGGGCACAGCCATTGCGGTTGTAACGTACCGGCATCACCCGCTCACCGGTGCCCTCATATACGGCGCCCCACATGTCATAGCGTGTCTTATGGCCGGGCTGCTGACCGATGTAGCAATGGTTAACAGTCCATTTGTGTTTGCGCAGCACCTCGGTTACCGCATCGGCGTAGGTGTAGGTACGGGTAGCATCGACATGATTAAAGGTGTGGTCATAGTAGAAGTTAACCACCTTGCAAGCGTGATGCTCATAGTACTTGCAGAAGTCTTCGATTACATCCTGGATAAGCTTAGGCTTCTTAACGAACATGCTCTTAAGGAAGCGGTAATGATCCGGTTTCTCCTGACCTATCACCAAGCTATTGATAGAGGCATTAGCGTCCATGCCAATATCAAGGGGTTGATTGCTGATGCAATCCGCATCAATGCGGCTATCTTTGATCAGGCCGGTGGGTAGATACAAGCCCTGGGTTTCGATGTAGCCATAGTTATAGTTATCCTGGGTACAGTGTACCGCGTCATCGAACCGGGCATAGAATGAATCAGGCACCATGTATATCTGCTCATTCATCACCTGGGTACGGAAGTCGACGTCCAGGTTATCACGCTTCCACTTCTTTACCGTGTCGAGGCCCAGGAAGTGAATGTTTTCGAGGGAAGGCCCGGCCGTGTAGTTAACTGTTTCTTTGCGGAGCTCGTTGATCTTGCGCTCAGCTGAGCGGATTTGACTCGAATACTTATCGACCGTTTCTTTATCCTTAGCCTGGTAACGGAAATAGTAAAGCTTATTGATGTACAGCTGCCAGTTTTGGATCAGGTGAACCAATTCCTGCATTTTAATCAGCTTGTCACCCTTCAGTATATCGAGGTTCAGATCGTTCTTTTTCTCGAGGATCCATTTGGCATCGGGCGTTGTGGGCATATCTGTCATGAACAATATGCCGTGATGCCCGGCGTAGTCGCCAAACTCACGCACGTTACCACGGTTAGCCTTGTCGATCTCGAGGTCGAATTTTACTTTGTTCAACAATTTGGCCTCATCACCATACAGCGCGTCGAGCGTTGTACCGTTGGCTGATCCAGGCCTGTCCTGGCTGATCAGTTTAAAACACGCCCCGTTATACCAGTAAATGGTATTTTGATCGGTATCCGGTGCATAGTAAGGGAGCGGAATTTTGAGCTCTTTTGGCGGTTTAACGCGTGGCCAAAAATGTACCCCTCGTTTATAGCCGATGCGCTCCCAGGCGCGGAAGAGCGGCGGGAGCGTACGGTCAAGCAACTGCATGTAAGTAGCGCCGACGATGCCTATCGACGCCCGGGGCATGTTGTTAGCCCAATCGGCCGTACGGCGAGCGCCGGGGCCTTCAGACTTGCCCCAACCACGACCGCAAACGATGTATTCGGTGTTTGTACTGGCTAAAATAGAGCGCAGCTGCCCGGGATGGTAGTAAATATCATTCGCTAACATCTTCAGCCTCCACGTCTTCTATGTTATCAGCATTGCGGGGCTTGCTTTTCGGGATCGATAAAATGCGGATCTCTTCATCCAGGTTATCGATGACAGGAATGCCGATCTGCCCGGGATCCATAACCACCATAAGCGGCGGCGGTTGAATTTCGGCCATGTTAGGCACGTCGATATCCTTGTCGTAAAAGCCTTCGAGGTGATTGAGCTCTTTGTATAGCATCGCCCACTCTTTAAATTTCTCGGCTTTCTCCATTTTGGCAAGCATTCGCCGGCCTTGTTCGATGGCTATGCCGCGTCCATACTCTTTGTCAGCGCGTGGGCGTGTAACCAGGAAAAAACGACGTGTACGTGCTATATCGCTTTCAATAGTACGCCTGGTTATGCCATGAGTACCTTTAAAATACTCGTAAGTATCTTCGACCAGGTTCTTATAAATAGCCCTTTTGCCGCCATACCTTAACCGCGCATCGATGAACTCCATACGCTCGAGTATCCAAAGATCCTGAAGGCTTAAATCCTCCTCAATCCGGTGCGCTAACCAGGCTTTGTAAATACGGTCGAGTGCGTCATCGCGGCGTTTGTCGTTAAATGGGGTTAATCCGGTGTCGCTCATGGCTTACCTCCGGCTTTTATGTTAGCGATCTTCAGGTCGATATCGGCAAGTAATTGGCGCTTAAGCTGGATCAGATCGAGCGTTTTCTGTTTGGGTTTATCCTGCTTTTTGAGGCGCTGCTCGGCTTTATTCAGCGCTTTACGTACATTTTCGCGTTCATTAACCAGGTTAAGGTCAATATTCACTGGCTCAGCTTTCGGCTTCGGCGCGTGTGGATCGATGCCGGTTTCGGTCATGTAGTTGTAGCGCTGCCATAACTCGGCGTTCTTTTTGGCCAACTTAACCAGGCGCGTAGCCAGGATACGGAGCGGCTCACCTTCGGGTGTGGTGTCTAAATGAGGTTGCAGGGCTCGTAGTTCGGCAAATGTTTGATCGCGTTGGCGGGTAACATTGAGCACTGCCGGCAGTTCGGCGGGGTTAGTAGCTGCTTGCACCGCATTTTTTTGCGGTGTTACCGGTGATACCAAGGCCTGCACCGCGTTATTTTGCGATGCTGCAGGCGGATCAATCAGATCCGGCACCTCATTTTTTTGCGAGGGATGATCATCGCTCTGATCTGCGATGTTACCAGGTGCAGCGCCTTCCATCAGCTCCGTAAGCAGATCGCTAAGTTTTTGCCGATTGTATGGGGTTTCGCTCCGTTGGAGCATGGATTTGAGAAAATCATTATCGCCGTAATGGCAATAAATGCTTAGCCCTTCCTGGTAGTTGCGGCCGTTATTTAGCCAGTTTCGTATCGCTTCAAACATGCCCCAAAAAAGGGCGCTGCGGTATTTTTAATAAAGGACAGTTAACAAACAAAAATCCCCCGGAAGCCTCGCGCCCCGGGGGATTTACAACTAAATCTACTTATGAAAACATTAACTAATTAGCTTATTAAGCGGCGGCATCGGCCTTGCCTTTGGCGGCTACTAAAGCTTTTACCGAAAATTTATTGTTGCCGGCCTTGATCAGGGCGTCAACAGTTGAGGTTGATACCGTGCGGATATCGATGGTGCCGTGCACTGGGTTTTCAAATACCGGTGGGCATCCATCGACCACATTGTAGTTTTTAGCTACCTCCGGGTTTAGTTCAAATTTTGGAGCGTCCATTGTTATGGTTATTAAATGAAAAAATCAGTTAATTAAAAGCCCCAGCCTTATGGCAGGGGATGAGGTTAAGCGCCTACGCGAGGCAGGTCACCGGTGTAGAAGTAAACAGGGCGTTGGCTCGGTGCTTCCAGTTCAAAGGTGATGCCTTTTTCGCCTTCAGGGCCGGTACCGCTTTTCCATGATCCGTTAACCAGGCTAAGCGGCAGTTTCTTGGTGCCCACCTGTAGGTAATAGGCTGCGTCTTCCTGCGGTTCAGCAAAACCAATCAAATCGGCATTTTTGATAGTATCCAGTAAGCCGGTAGTATCCATATCGGTACCTGGAGCAAAAGCCGTGATTTTCGGTTTCCAGCTTTTTCCTTTACGGCCACCTACGGATGGTGATTCAAGCATCGATTTGTCGTACATGATGTACACTTCGATAACTTTTTTACCTGTGGCCAAAACGTGATCATCAGCGATTGTTACGCGGCCTGCGTAGGTTGTAGGATTGGCAGCGGGTGTAGATAAGGTTGTGAAGGAGCTTGCAAAAGCTAAAAACAACCGCCTTGTTAAACCGGCCATGTTATCCTGCCCATCGGCGAATAACACATCAGTAGTTAAATCCATTGTTATTATAATAGGGGTAAAAAATCGGGTTAATTCACTTAGTCGGCTTTGGGCAGCTGTTTTATAGCCGTTGAGCCTTCTTTAACAAGTGCCAAAATCAGCTTTTGATCACCGGCAATCTCATCTATGCCCAGCACTTTCACGGCACCATCCTTGTGAACGGTGATGCCATGTACCACGCGGTATACATCGTTTTTGATGGCTACTTCAGGGCGATAATTTTTATCTGCCTTTTTTTGGCGCTCATTGGCCGTCTGAAGCTCGTTGATCACCTGTGTGGCCGATTCAACATTGTTTTCCTGGTTAGCCAGTGCGGCGATTGCGTTTGTGGTGATCTGCACGATTTTGTCGGGGTCACCTTTGGCAGCGGCTAAAGCGTCCTGTAATGCTTTGGCGCTTAAAAGTTCTTTTTTATCCATGACTATGGTGTTTAAGGGTTAATTGTTGCAAAAAGGGGCGGCAGCGTTTGCGGCCACCCCGGTGTTATGGTTTAGGAGAAAAGTTTAAAGTTTGTCGTTCACGTACAATACTTCGAGATCCTGAATTTGGAAGCCGATCAGGTATTTCATTACAGCTTTGTAACCGTGCAGGATCGGGATCATCTTGCCGATGCTGTTAGCGGCGTCTAACTGATCAGTCGCCATCACCAGGTTTTTATCGAACGTGTAGATCACGCGCTGGCTGTCGCCCATCCAGGTACATTCCTTCAGCAATACACGCTGTTGGGTACCCTTCAGGTAAATTACCGGTGCATCCTCGGTATTGTCGTTGATGCTATTGCCTTTACCATAGCGGGTATCATAGTCGGTACGGTACATTTCCATTACCGCCGGGCTTATGTACATGATGGCCTTTTTGCTGCGGAATTTTACCGGTGCGCCCAGGTATAATTTGCGCAGCTCAGCTACCGCGTTGGTAGTGCTGAAGGTGTTGGTAGCTATGATGTGATCAGCTGCTATGCCGCCGCCGGTGATCTCATCTTTGATGATGGTACCTAAACCGTCGCAAATGGCAGACGCGTTGATATTATCCCATTTTGCAGGGGTAGTAGATGGCGACTGACCCGCGGTGGTAGTGGCGTTGGCTTTGTAAAAGTTTTTGTCGGTAAAAACAATTACATCGCCGGCATTATAAACTGTACCGGCGTTAAACGCGGCCGCATCAGCGTGATATTCGGCATAAAAAACGCTTTCGTTGATCTCTTCGGCAACGGTAGCAAATTCCTGGTTCCAGCACCATTGCGCGAAAGGCTCCTGGATGGCGTTGATATCGAGCATCTCGCTCATCCATGTTTTCAGCAATTCATCAGGAATCACTTTAAACACTTTCATTGCGGGTTGAACCGAAATTTTACGACCGCTCCAAACGCGGCCGGTTTCATCTACGTCATCAATGGATAAATCCAACGGACGGATGCCTTTGGTGATAGTCAGTTTGGTAAGGTTTACCGGGCCGCGCACATTGCGCATTACATAAATGTCCTGGGCAATGTCCAGGCCGTTAAGTAATCCGCCGATAAGCGCCTGGCTGTATGTGCCCGCGTAGGTTTCAAGCGCGGCCACATTGTTGGTAGGGTTAGGCATGGTTAAATTTTTAGGGGTATTAAAAACTTGTTGATAGTCTGATTAGTGGGGCGTTGGCCTTATTTAGCCGGCATTTTTGGCATTTTGGCGCGAATGGCGTCGAGCTCTGCATCGGCTTCGCTGTAGAAGCTTGGTTTAGCGTTGGTTTGCTCAATCACGTCTGTACCGTCCTTTTTGCCGCCTGTTGGCTCTGCATCAGGTTTGGCGCCGTATGAAACCGCTTTAGCTTTCCATTGGTCGCGATCGGCTTTCAAAGCCACGATTTCGGCGGTAGCCTCGGTAGCGGTAAGGTTTAAGGCAGTAACTGCGGTTACGGCTTCAGCAAGGGTTTGCTTTTCGTTGCCTTTGCCTAAAACGGCGTTTAAAGCGGTTAAGGCCGAGGCGTTTGCACTAACGGCGTCATCTGCGGCAGATAAATCGCTGTCTAATGCAAGGGTTACACCCGGGATTTTTTGCTCCGCTATTTCTTTGTTAACAGCCTCGACATGAGCCGCTGTTACCTGTTCGGTAGCTAAACCGGACATGCCGGCAAGTGCCGAAAATTTGTTTTTAATTGACCACATTGGATTATTTGATTTGGTGTGAGTTGAATTGATGCTGGATGAGGTATCGCCATTTGCCAGGGCCGAAACCATTGCTATGGCATCCGAGAGGTTGCCGAGCGCGTCGATCAGGCCGAGGCTTATCGCTTGTGGGGAAGCCATGAAGGTTTCGCCCTGGTAAATGGCAGGGGTTTTAGCGTCGAGCTTATCGCCCCGTAAACTTTTGATATCGCCGATAAACTGGTCGTTCATCGGGTTAAGCACTTTTTCGATCAGTGCTTTACCGTCGCCGTTTTTGGCGTCGTTGTAGGTTTTGTTTTTAAGGACGGAAGCTGAGGCGTAATACTCGTTGAACTTCATGCCCCATTTTTCAAACATGGGTTGCATGTCGCTGAAGCTGGCCATTGTGCCCAGGCTGCCAACAATGCCATGCTGATGATACATCAGGATGTAATCGGTATTAGCAGCGATGCGATAGGCTGCACTGGCCAAAATGGTGCGGCTGTAGGTAACCACCGGCTTAGTAAGCTGGTTCATTACATCGGCAATAGGCTTGATAGCGTAAACGGCCCCGCCGCCGCTCTCGAGCACCAGTACCGTACCGATGATATTAGGATCGGCCTCAAACGCCTGCAATTCCTGTGCGGCCTCGAGCGTACCTTTTAAGCCATACCAGGGATCAGAGGCGCTAACGATAGCGCCCTCGATCACCACAATGCCAACGGCGCCGGGTTGCGGCGCTGTCTGCTGTTTGCCGGTGGCGGCGTTTACGGTGTAGTATTTTATGTAGCCGGGAGCGGCTGAAGATTTCGGCTGGCTAAACGACAATAAATGCGACATAGCCAACGCCTGTGCAAAGTGGGGTTCGATGCACAGGGGGCTTAATAAAATTTCATTTACGATTAGTTCATTGATCATTGGATACGTACCGCGATAGCGTGATCCAATGTTCGGGGCGATGGGGAGCCCTATAAAGGACAGGAAAAAGGGCGCGGTTATATGAAAATAGCCGGTTGTAGTTGCTGGCCCGCGAAGGTGATGCCGTAACCATTGACGTCGGCTGCTTGCTGACCTGATGCGCTTTGATCAAGCAGTGTAAGCAAACCGGTTATGCCGGCGCGGCGCAGGTAACCGTTATTATCCTCACACTCCACTATGCAGCGCTGCCCGCGATACTTATTTAATATGGTATGTACTTCGGGACGGATTTTAGGCAGGGTGTAACTGATCTGCGTATCCTGGTAGGTGAGGTTAACGCTGTCCGAAGCTTTTTCGGTGAAGCTTACGCTTTCGGTCGTTACCTCTACGGTGATCCAATCGTAACCGGTATTGAAGGTTAGCGGGTTTAACGAGCTGAAGAAATAGCCCGGGGCGAAACGGAGCGTAGCAATGCCGCCAATGTTGTCGTCCTGATTGTTGGTGATAATTTCCATGCCCTTAAGTTGCGGGCATAAGAGGGGCAGATAAAGGACACGTAAACGAAACTTTGACGCAAAAAAAAGCCTGGCAGCCGGGTTAAGGCTGTCAGGCAGAGGACAAAAAGGTAAAAACATTTGCAACTAACTCATTATGAGGCTAAATAGCGTGCAGAGCTATATCGCTGCAAGTGTTTTACCACTGAATCGCTGCTTAAATCGTCTTCGGTGATGTCATACTTGCTCAAAATGTCGGTTATGATCTGCTTTTGCCAAAAGAATTTAGTAGCCTCGGCTGGCTGCAAACGGATCAATCGTACCCGCTTATCTGCCATGTATTGGTTAACCGAAACTTTGTCGATTGCTTTTAGACCTACACGAGACTGGATAGCCGTATGAAATTGAAATATTTCATCCAGTATTACCTGTTTGATATAGTCGTTAAAAGCATCGATATCTTCCTGGGTGAGGTAAACACCTTTTTGGCAGACAATTTTTGCAGGGATTTGAAGCGATAGTATTTCGTCATCGCGATGGTACTTTTCATACCGATGGGGCATCCGCTTTAACATAGCGTGTAAAACGATGCCTTCTTTATGCCTGGTAGTTAAGCGCCAGGGATCGCCAAATAAGGTTTTGCAGTACTTAAATACATACCTGCGTACAGGTATGTGCAGGGTTACATCCATGAGTCCAATTAATTAGCTGCTTAAAGGTAAATTTTAATTATAACAAAAAAAATACCCTAAAAACACCCTTTAAACGGCTGCATCAGGCGTATAGTTGTCGCCGTATGTACCGGCATCAATGGCGGCGGCTAATGCCTGAAGCAATGAAGCGTTAAACCTATCGGCAATCGGGACTAATCCATCGTACCAAAGGCCATCCTTTTTAACCAGGGACGCGGGTGTGTATTTTTTAAACGAAAAGAAATAATAAGGCCCGCCCTGGCAGGTGACCACAGCCATATGACAAATCCTGGTTTTATCCCGGAAATTATATTGCAGGTACGTCCACCAAGTGGGCGCTCCGCTGGTTCCTGTTTGCGTTGATTCCATGCTTTTAGGGTATCAAATTTCAAGTTTTTTTTTCGGAAACCGAGGGCACACCCTTTTTTATGATTTTTCACTCCAACACTCCAACAGTTCCAACAGTTCCAATTTACTCCAACAGCTTTTAACAGGTAAAAAGTGCCTTATATATATTAAAAACAAACTTTTTTATTATTATTGGAGCTGTTGGAGCGATTGGAGTGCTTTTTTACTTTTTTATCAGCTTTTACGTTTTTCTCTCTATACCCCTGTTTTTTGGCTAAAAACGCACTTTTGTATAAAAAACGGCACAGTAGCAAATTTCCAATTTGATTGGAAACAGGGGCTATTTTATTGGAGCTGTTGGAGTGAAACCGGCATTTTGGGTGGTTTTCAGGAAAAAAGCTGATTGCCTACAAACTTGGTAGTCTTTATTTTTATAAAATAAAAAAGCCCCTTTCGGGGCTCTTATTTTATAGGGGCATACTTGTCAATATTTATGCGGTTGATAGGTGCCTAACACGCCCTGGGCAGCGCGGGCCTTTTCGCGCTCTTCCATCCATTGGCGGGCCTGTTCAAGGTTTGTGATAGCGCAGGCAGTTTCTTTCGACGGAAATTCGGCGTGCTTTAGCTTCAGGTCTTCAATCATTACGGTAACCAGGTGTTCATGCAATGTACCTTCCAGTGCGGGCTCCCGGTTTTCGTTGATCACTTTACTGCCCCTTACAAAGCCGATATCCCACATTTCGCCGGTTGCCTGGATACCGATGTTGGGTGCTACTTCGTAAACCGGTACCTGATAGTGGTGCCCTGGGATGATTGTTGTGAATGCTCTTTTGTTGATCTCGCTCATATAATTAAAAATTAAGTTTAAACTGTATTTCGTAGCCCATTTTGATCAGTTCGCTTACATACCACCGCGGGCCGACAGGTATGTCCATAAAGCTTTCGTATTGGCATTTGATCCGGCGCTCGGCAGCAAACACTGTAAACTCATTCGGTAACTGCTTATGCAGGTAGTAGCGCCGCCGGGCCACCTTCCGGTTTATCCGGTTGATCTCCACATCGGCCGGTTTCTTTTTATTGGCCTTGAAAATGAGTTTCTCCGGCACGTTGAATAATAAGCCCTGGTTACTCATGATATCACACCTCCTTTTTTTGCGATGAAACCAGGTGACGGGCTTCGTCAACGTAGATGAAATCAATTGAGTACCCGTTTAAATTTTCGCCTATCTTTTTGGGTACAGCTGCCAGCGCATTTTTTTGCGATGTGAGATCTTGCAATATGGCGTTGCGTAATTGCGGATCGAGGCGCTTTAGCTTACGGATAAAGTTTTTCTTTACCCGGCTTAATGCTTCACGCTCCCTAAAGTCTTCGCCAATATAGCTGTAATCATGCAGCTGATCGGTAAGCTCATAGTTATAATAGATCCGCTCCAAAACCTGGCCTTTACGGGTGGTGCTGGGAAAGTCAAACGTTTGCCATCCGGCCAATAGTTCATCGTACAGATCATTTGGATAATGGCTAAACATTACCCGGGTATGTTTCAAGGCCCTGGCCGCTTTGATCACCGCTATATGCTTAAACTCATCGGATTCAAAGCGGTATACAGGGCGCTGGCCTTTCCTGGTGCTGAATAAATAAGGCAGATCAATGTAAATAAACGTGGCTGCAGTATCGTATTTATGTGCGATGAGGTACCGGATCACGTCTTCGGCATCCATATTCAGCAGATGGTAATGATCATGATCACGTACCGCATTTTGCCACGATGCTATTACCTGCGGGTCGATATCATTGAGATAATTAAGCTTGGCCGGTTTGATATGCCGTGTGATGCCGCAATTGCCCAGGCACAGGCTAAAGAATACCTCGTGCGGGGGTATCCGGTTTATGATACTTTGGTAAGTCCCCGAACCGGATTTCCCGCCGAAATAGCTGCTGTAGGCGTCTACCTTTATCCTTGCCATTACTTTCCGAATAATAAGGGTTGAACACTACCATCGGCATAAACTGTATCCATAGGTGTATCACCGGTCGGTTCTTCACCAGTCCATTTATTCGGCCAAAGGTTTTCAGACCAACACTTGCGGATAAAAATCTGCTCCTCATTATTCAGCAGATAAACTGTCGGCATGCCGATTTTATCAGCAACTGCATTGATTTCATTTTGGATAGCCAATATCCCGTTGAATGCCCAATCGCGAGCGGCCATCGTGATAGGCCCCATACGTTGCTTGTTCTTTTCGTTATTTACCTCAAGACCTGTTTTACGCAACCGGTTTTGGGGTTTGCGAAGTTCCCTATAAATCGGGCGAAGCCGTTTCAATGGTGCCAGGTATTCCCACTTAGTTTTTTTAAGTAGGTTATCAAGTGCTGTGTCCTTGTCTGTTAGGGGGCATCCCATACAACCGGTTCGGGCATTAAGTTCTTCAGCTTCGTCACCGCCATAAGCATCGGCAATCAACTCTGTAGAGAAATCACCGTATTCAGGCAAAGGAGCCCAATGTTTCAACCATTCCCAAACGTGACATACCCGCCAATGAAGTATGGGCGCTAATGTATCGCACAGTGATTCGGGTAATGTTTCTTGATACCATCCCTGCCCGCACTCGGCGCCATTTTTTGAGCATGACATAATAATCCGCTGATCACGGATCGCACTTTCGCCCTGCCGAACCCCCGTTAACATCAATACCTTTTCGCCGAGTTCGCCTACCAGTCCTTTTAACTTTACCTCCATAGGCTCGATTTTTATCCTGGACGTACACCAACGAAATGTTGCATTGTTAGGCGGCGGAACGCCTCTGCCAAGTATGTAGCACAGAAATCTGTTTTCCATAGGAGCCATAACAACCTCTACGTTATAACCATGCTCAGCAAGTTCTTCCATTATCTTTTGAGCAGCATAAAACAAAGGCGTTAGCTCAAGCCTGGTATCTGCATATAAAATGAAGATTTTTTTAGGGGCTTTGATCTTGCCTGACATAATGCTCCAAATTATAAATGTCACCAAGGTGGTGCTGTCCTTACCTCCGCTCCATGCTACACACCAATAGTTATAACGAGGACCGTAAGCATTTAACGACTGCCAGCTTAATTCAAAGCTCTCAGTCATTTGCAGCCGCCGGGATATTCCTTCAAATAAGTTTGATTGCGATGTTTTCATTTTACTTTTTAACTGCCTGCCTCATCCAGTAACCAACAATAAACACAGCAGCCAGGAGCGCTATAACGCCAATGCCCAGCGCAAACCTGAATGCTGAAGGAATTTGAGTATATGCCTGGAAGATGCCCATCACCAAAAAACTAAAGGCCATTACCCCGGTTAGGATGCACATGATAGCCGTAACAGGGCTATCAAACTTTTTCAAAAACATTTTCATGCTGTAGCCGCCTCCTTATCGACGTTTTCTGGCTTGTCATTAGTTGATAAAACTTTGAAGCTTATTACCCAAACCCAGGGGTTGGATTCGTGAGATTTATCACCGTTTATTACATCCCAAACCGACAAAAATGAGCCTACCGGAGTAAGAAAGCCTGAATTATCCTTTTGATAATTTTTATAAAGGCCATTCAGTATGTCTTTACTTACAATCATTTCAACGCCCTCTCTCAGCGAATCTTCTTCAGTAATATTCTTCAGACGTTCAATTCTGATATCTGTAATTTCAAGCCAAATGCGCGAAAATTCTTTTGGTAAAAACCGTGCCCTTTGCCACTTACCTAATGTTTTCCTCTTTTTGATGTTGTTTAAGGCTTTTTCAGAAATCTCACTAAAAGGAAGCATCACGGCACCAAGGTCTTTGAAAAGGCACTGAACATAGTTGCCGTTTAACTTTATATTATGCTCTTCGCGAACCCAAATAAGATCACCTATTTGGCCGTTCTTGCAAGGCACTTCAAAACCACCATCATTTTTTTTATCGGTAACTATCCGTTTAAGCGTATCCGGTAAATCAGCCTTGCTGTAGGCATTTTCCATTCTATTTAAAAAAGTTATTAGCCACGGTTCATCTATAACCCGCCGGGTCATGGTTTTGCGGCCGGCTAACAAGGCCTGCACCATTGGGGTGCTGAATAGGATAGGTCGTTCTTTTCTCATGGCTTATATTGATTTTTTGGGTTGATACTCCGCCGGTTTTAACCGCTGATCGAGCCAGCGTTCAGCTACATCGATGTTTGAAAATGTCTTCGAGATACCTACGCGGATCCAAAAAGGAAACCATGGTCGCCAACACTCGATTCTATAATCGAAGTCTGACCAACCGCCCATTACAGGCTTGATCCTATAACGTTTTTTCATACCGGCAGGCCCTCCATTACCACATATTGGTTATGATCGAAAGAGAAATCTTCGGCGGCAATGATCTCGATGCCGGCGCTGCCGTCCATTTTACACCATCCTTCGCGGCTCTCAAATGCTTTCAATACGCCTATGAGGTTTACGTGCTGCTCAGCCTGGATAAAGTTGATTTCCCTGCCGAGCTGCTGTAAAAATGTTTTCGTGTAGTCATAACCGTTAGCTTTGAGCCTATCCTCATAGCCCATCCAAAATTCAACCATGCTGCGGATAGCGTTATCAACTTCCGGGGTGTGGTCAACCACTACGGTACATTCCCACCAGGTGGGGCCGTACTCAATGTCATACATTTTTTTAGCCATTATTTTTCGGTTTAAATTGTTACTACTTAGTTTACCAACCCGGTCGGATCGCCCTTAACCAGCGTTTTTTTAGGCTTTATATTAAGTGGCTGCATCTCGTTTACAAGGGTGTCCATTTCCTTACGCACACCGTTGATGTTGGCCAGGAGCGCTTTCATGGGTTTGATGTTTTGTTTGCCCGGTGCACGTTCGCCCTTGCTGCGCAGCTCTTCGAGCTTGGTTTGATAGTTGCGGTACTGCCTGTATTTTTTGATCAGGGTTTTTACTTGCTTTTCGTCGTACATTATTAAGATTTTAAAGGGTTAAAAAAGGTCTGTTTGGTTATCGTCATCACCCGGGGGATCGATGCTCTCAAATGATAGTTGGGTGTTTACCGGCGATGGCGGCGCGTATGGATTGGCGGGCGCTGCCGGCGTTACTTCGCGGGGTACCTGCCTGATCACTTCAATACCTTGTACCTCGAGGTTGCGCCATTGCTTTTCGCCCTGGATGCTCAGCATACCGGTCACCCTGATCTCGTCGCCCAGCTTCAGGTTATTGGCCTGTGAAAGATCAGTCCAAAAACATTTGGTTTTAGTGATCTTTTCAACCCTCACATTATCCCGCTGATAGCTTTCATCCTTAGTAAGCATGAAAACCACTTTTTCAGTATTTAACAGGTGCTGTATGTAGGCATCGCGCTCAACGTGGCCATCGAGTGTTACTAATACCCGGTCATCTTCGCCGGCGCTTTCCATCAGGTTGACATCATTTAACAGCAGCTTTTCATAGTTAAAAACCATGCTACTGGTGTTCTTTTTAAGACCTGTTTTTTTGCTTTTGAATATGCTGCCGGCAGATGTGCCTATAAAGTGTTTTTGCTCGGTGAGGTAGGCTTTAACGGTACTTTCGTTAATTGCAACCTTACCGGTAACATTGCGCTTTTCTTTAGCATAGGCCGGGTAAACATTGGTAAAGCGTAAAAACAAAAGCCGGGTGGGCTTATCAAAACTGATCACCTTTTTCGAAGCACCTTCGGCTAACACGCCTTTCAACTCCGTTACAGTCTCAATTTTATAATCCCAGCCCGGCTCAAGGCAATGGCCGTCCACACGATCCGAAAGCGATTCAACTACTTTCCAAAACTCGCCCAGGGTATTGCTTTCGGCAATTACGGTGTTCAGGTTGCGAATCTGATCTTTGCAGTAGGCATAAAAATCATCGTAAGTAAAAGGAAGGTCAATAGCGCCCTGGTACAGCTTCATGAGCGTTAAAACCACCGTGTAGTTTTCAACTACGCGGGTTTTAGGTGTGTAGCCTTCCTCTTTAAAATCAGCATTCAAAGCGCTCATTACCCCCTTAAAAGTTGTGAGGTAATTATCTTCAATCATCGGGCGTTCCTGAATGATCACCGTTGACAGCCCGGTAATGCCAGCCTTTTCGTATGCTTTCAGCTTGTCGAAATTGTCGCTCTCTTCGTCGGTATAATCATTGTTTTCTACAAAGCGTTCGGCAATAGAGCGGCTCATGATCGAACCGTCATCAACTGTAGCTGCATATTGGCCAAGCAGCATAGGCATACAGTTTACTTCCTGTGTTTCGGTATCATTGCCCTTTCCTGTGCCTTTCTGCCTGCCCTCGTTTTCGGCCATCCCTTTAAATGCCTTGGTGATGGCTTCGGCTATCGCCTGTGGATCAAATTCGTTGTAGCCCATCGGTACGTTTTTAAAGCGGCTTGCCGATGCCCAAAACGCAAATATGGATACCTGGTTAAGGTTGATTAACTTGATATCGTGCAGAAATATGGCTATGATCGATTCGACAAACTTTGATTTTCCCGAGCCGGCCGATCCGTAGCAATAAGGCAAAGGGCAATAATTCGACCTGGATAAAACGATATCCCTGTTCGGTGCTAAAAATGCCCAGGCAATACCCATCATCGCCCGGTTACCGTACACCTTCATCATCAGGTCGCACCAATCTCTAAAGCTAACCGACGGCATGATGTACTTTAAATGCCGGTCGTTTTTATACCGATCTGTACCGGCACGCAGGCCCTCGAGTATATTGCTCGATCCCATGCTCAGGTATTTGGTGCCGTCAACCTCGGCTATGCCGTATTCGTTGTAATATTTGACACCATCCTTAAAAAGCGCATTGCTGAAGGCAAAAAAGCCCTCATCCTGCCAACCCAAAGTGGTGAGCTCATAACCGCGGGAATACTGGCCCAGGAAAAAAGATTTGATGCGGTTTAGGTGGCTTTGGGTAAAACCCTCTTCACAGAAGTATACCCCGAAATCCATCAGCATCGTTTCAAACTTTACCGTACTGGTAAATGCCGAGCTGGGCAGCTCAAAAACCTGTTTGGTATAGCCGTTACTGATCTCGGTTAGCCTACGCCGGCCGTCATCTTTATGACTGATCACCTGCAAAATTGGCTTAATGGTAAAATTGGTAAGCCGCCTCATGTAGTTATTATTTTCGCGGAAGTAGATGCCGGTATAATCAGGGTTTACGGTATCAACCTTCCAGTCGAAACCGATGGTATTAGCCCGGTCTTTATTTACCCAGGCGGGGAAAGCCTGTTTGCCCTCAGCTACGTGCTGCTCTTCATTTTTGCGGCGCTCGGTATCCTGTACTGATTTAACACCTTTTGCCAGGGCGTTTTTTGCGGTTCCGATCTCCTGCGAAATACGTTTGATGTAAAAATCGGCCAGGATATCATCATCAATACAGGCCAGCATCAGCTTTATGCTGCTTACGGCCTCTGTTTGCAGATGGATGTCTTCGCCGGCAGCGACGTACAGGGTTTTGGCTTTGTAAACAACCGCGTCCTGTTTATTCAGGTTTATATAGTTTAGTAGGGGTGCAGACATTATAATACTTCCTCCACGGTCTGATTAGCTAAAAACGCGCTTTTTAACTCATAGGGCGTGTCCTTGCCCATGCCGTTGAGTTCGGCATGTTTCTCCGATCCTTTGCGGATCCAATTGGCTAAGTATTCGAGGGCTTTAATCGCATTTACAACTTTGATCCCATTATCAATTTGAAAAAAATTGCCTTCTCCTTTTCCCGTTTCGGGATCAAATACAATAGTTATTTTTTGGCCCATGTTATTTAGAAGTTTCCGCGATAAGCTCGCATTCGTGATAGTAAATCGGGATGATGCCAAAGCCGCGCACGATCACGGCAAATTTTTCATCCTGGATAGTTTGGATCGTTAACAGCTGATTTTCTTTAACCTCGATGATTAGGTTTTTAGCACTGTCGAACTGAAGCTGTTTATCCGTTAAGTGGGTAAATGTGCCCCGGTAAATGAATTGTTTCTCGTTAAGCAGGTCGTTCTTTTTCATCCTGTTTACAGGTGTGTGGCAGTCGCTAAAGCGCACATTCATCGGCTTATTGATCACGAGCATGGTAAAGCCTTTTTCATGGATGCCGTTAACGTGCTGCGGCTGGCTCCGTTGATCAGAAATAAGGATGCCGCGCTTTGCATTATTGTCATCGGCCGAAAAGCGGTAAATAAATGCCGGTGTATTTTGATAGTAAAATGGCTGCCCGGATAAAAAATAATCCTCGGTAATGCCTGGAAGTTGTTGGCTCATGGTTTAATATTTAAATACGGTGCAACGGGAAAATTCAATTCTGATATCCTCAAATGGCCAGTTTTCAACACAAAAGCCATCATCGTCGATTTCATAAATTATAGAGTGCCGATCATCATCAAGAGTTAATATATTGTCTTTGTTATTGAATCTTAAAGGCTCATCATCTATCAAAAAGCTTTTTCCGGCTTCAAATTCGTCCCTTGTCATGCCGCTACCTCCATTTCTTCCTGTTCATCTTCCTGCGGTTCGGGTTCGGTTTCCCCAGGCTGCATATTGCGGGCGAAACTGTCAGGATCTTCCCCGGTAGGCAGCAGGCAGATATCAACTTTAAAGCCTTGTTTCAGCAGCATGTCCACATCACGCATGTTTGCCTTATTACCGGCATCATCGCTATCCCGTATCAATACCACATGATTGGTGTACTTCTTTAAAATTTTGGCCTGTTCTTCAGTAAATGAGGTGCCGCAAGGTGCTACGGTATTTGGCATACCTGCCTGATGGAAGCCGGTTACATCATAGTAGCCCTCAACTACACAGGCAAATTTCATTTTGCGGATGTGCGGGCCTGCCTGGAAAAGGCCATAAAGCACCTTGCTTTTGTTGTATATCAGGCTTTCGGGGCTGTTGATGTATTTGGGGTTATCCTTTTTACCATCTTCCATTTTACGGCCTCCTATGCCCACTATTTCGCCCCGCTCGTTTTGGATCGGGAAAATGATCCGTTCGCGCTGAATGTCGTAGCTACCGTTATCGCCCACTTTAACCAGGCCTATTTCTTCGGCCGGGATCAGCAAGCCGCGCTCTTTGATGTTCGGCGCTAAAAACCGCTCTTTTGGTGCATAGCCGATTTGAAACTGGATAATGGTTTCGGTGGTTAACCGGCGGTTTAACAGCAGTTCGGTTACCGGTGATCCTGCTTCCATCGGCTGTTCGGCCGTTTGCATCCTGACCATGTTGAATAGGTTTTTGCGGTATTTTTCGGCCGCGTATTTCATTAGTTCGAGCTGATCGGCGCGCTTGCTGCGCACTTCGTCGGGCTCGTCCGTCCTGGTTTCTTCAACGGTGATGTTAAACCAGTCGGCCAAATATTTTACAGCGGTCGGGAAATCCATGTTTTCCTTAGCCATGATAAAGGCAACCGGGTTATTTCCGCCCGCGCCGCATCCAAAACATTTATACATGTTTTTTACCGGGCTGAATGAAAAACTGGCCGACTTTTCATTGTGAAAAGGGCACGGCCCGAAATGATTAGCACCCTTTTTTTTAACGGCGGCATATTTGGATATCACCGTTAGCAGGTCAACCTCCCGCACTTTGTCGATGGTGTCTTGTGAGATCATAAGGTTATTGTTTTTGATAAAGTTGCACTCGTTCAATCACGCAGAATGGCAGTATCGTTTGTGATACCTTTACTACATTATTGCCCCATTGGTTAATAAAGTAGGATTTGTACCCGAAGCCCAGCACCCACATAAATGATGTTTTGGTGCTTACGCGGCCCCCTGTTTTAATGACTTGTTTTGGCATGGCATTGGGCTTTATAGCGTTCATGAGCTTGTTTGGCGCGTTGCTTTTGTTTGTGATCGTCGGCGGCTTTAATCAGGATCATCGCCACATTGACGCCCGCAACCAGGATAATTGTCAGGATCATATCATTAGGTTTTTAAATTGCTAATTGTAGTTTTTGGTGAAGCAGGTGTTTTTCGATGGCATGCAGTATGCTGTGCCCGTTTTTCACGTAAATGATGGTTTTGGCATTAATGCGGATGGCTGTTTTGCCCCGCTGGGCGAACATGCCCTCAACAATGGTGCAGCCTTCGGGCAGGTCTTCTTTAGTCGCAGTAGCAGAAGCGGCTTTGTTTTGCAGCGATTGAAGTCTTTCGCGGTCGGTTAAGATTTGTTTATGCTTTTCGGCTACCTGCGCCTCATGCTGCCTTTTGGCTTGCTTTTTTTCGCGGCGGCTTTCGTCCAGTTGCTTGCGATGGTTAACAATAACATCTTTTCGTTTCTCTTCCCGCTCTTCGCGTACCGCGTCATCCAGGCGTTTGCGGCCGGCGTTTTTAGGGTTGCTATCTACACGTTTTGCGGTGAGCTGCTGATATAGCTCCAACGCCTTATCCATTGTTGCGGGTTCGCTCAAATAGATATATTCGATCACGTCCGACTTATCAAATTTGATAACGATGCGGCTATCGATGCCGGCCTTAGTAAACCCAATGATCCACTTTTTAAAGTTTACGTCGCTATCCATCAGCTTTTGCAGATCTGCTTTAGGTTTTTCGGTTTTGCGCCTTGCAGGACGTGATTGTTCAGTTGGCCTGGATGGCAGGGCGATTGTTTTTGTGGTGCCGACACGCCCGAGATATACTCGCTCGGACTGGCTTAGGTTGTAAGTATTATTCATATATTATTTAGTTGAATTAGCTGATTAGTATACCGTTATCAAGATTTGAGACTTCGGATATTTCATTGCCAGTGTTACATTGTCGTAGGTTTTTACAGTCACTACCCAGCAATTGACGTACTCTTCAATACTTTGGATCTTCCCTAAATTTGCCAGCACTTCGCCTTTTTTCAGGTTTTTTATATAGGTGTTTCTATGCAGCATATCAATGAGATTCAGCAGTTAAAACATCCCACCTAATCCTGAATTTTTGATACATATCGAGGGCGTGATCAATGCTTTCGGTGGTTAAATAGATGTACTGGATCACATCGGCATGATCGGCCGGGATGACAATGTCTCGGCTGTAGCCCACTACGGTTAGTTCGTGCAGCCATTGCAGAAATGCCGGATCATTATTTAATATCTCGGCTTTTTTTGTTGTTATAGTGCCCATATTTAAATTGATTAGTTGCTTTTTAAAAAAGCCCCCTCGATCTCGCATTTCGGGGGCCTAACCTAAACCTTATCACAATTAGGCAGGTGTCTACTTGGGTGCTATCGCCTTACGGCTTAGTAACTGCCTTTCAAGCCTTGCCTTTGTTTCAGGGGCGGGAGTCGAACCCGCAACGGTGAGATACCGCGCTATATCTTTATCACCCACAGCTAACTGCTACGTTTACCATTTCGCCACCCTGACGACTTTTTTGCCCCGGCCCATTACACCTGGGCGCTTTATCAACCTCACTTCTCCTGGCCTCCTGCCATCGCCCAGGCCATCCAACTACACATCCCACCTGCACGGCCGCTATCATAGTTGTTTTAAATGCCGGCGGGGTACCGGTTTTCCAAAACAGTTAAGCTCGTCTTCCTAACCGCATAAAGAACAGCCCCTATATTTTGATGCCTATGCCTGAAAGGGTATGCCTTGCAGGTCGTGGCAGAATTGTATAATTGGTAAAATGTCTGATCGGTATTTGTCGTAATGCCGGCTTTGCGCTGAGGGGGCAAGCTTTAAAAGCAACGGCGTTTTTTCGATGATCTTTCGGCATTGCGGATGCAAAGCGTTGCTGTGTTTATTTATGCACTCAATCAGTGTTTCGGCAAGGGTTATCCGGTCTTCATCAACAACCTCGGCATGGTTCAGTGCGTTTATCCGCTGCCCTAACCATTCAGTTAGCTGTAATTTGAAGTATTGCCTATTGTGGAAGTAAACAATGCGCCTGCCCTCACTTTCATTAGCTACGGTAACTGTTTTGTTATCCTGGCTGTCGGGATAGCAGATAACCATTGATACACGGTTATCCTGAGTGTAATTAGCTTCAGCGTAAATCATAACGTGTGAAAAATTTTTCACGCTTTTGATACAATTTGCTGCACTTTATAGCTATATAGGAAAATTTTAGTTTCCTTTGAGTTATAACGTTTAGCGTAAAAGGCAAAAGCGTTGATTGGTTAATTAGCATTTTATTTATAGTCCCTGCCCTCCACGGCGGGGACTTGTTATTTAGGCTTGTTTGTTATGGGTAATGTTATGCTCAACAGCGAACCTGATAATATCACCATTGCGCCGTCCCCCTATTTTCCTGATCATATTGCGCTTGTGCACCGGTACCGTTTTTACTGAAATGCTCAGTTGGTGGGCGATTTCCTTATTCATGAAATCTTCGGCAGCAAGGCGCATGATATCTATCTCACGGGGGGTAAGGTATCCCTGCTCCACTTTCATATGCGAGCAGATCCGCCCTTCAAAGCTGCATTCGCCACGAAGGCCGCAATCGTAATATTCGGTGTGGTGTACTTTGCCATCGGCACTGATATCCGGTTTACCGTCAAAACTTCCGAAACGGCAGCGGGCATAAATCCAAACTCGATCCCGAAGCTCTGTAACATTCAATTCGTCGAGCGCATCCATAGCCAGCGGGTGCTTGATCAGATCGGCAGCAAGGCAATCAAATAAGTGCTGCGGCCATTCGTTAAAAGCAAGCCTCTGCCCCTGGTAAATGGCATATACTTCGGTACCGTAATAAAATATCTCTACTTCGCTACCAAATAGCCCTGCGGTTACCCGTTGGTAAACTGGCTGTTTAATTTGTGAAAGGGTGGTTTGGTTGGCCATGGCTTATGCGCTGATAGGTTTAGCGAGGTTGGTAATACGCTCCTTCAGTTCAACCATTTTATTAGCCTGATTAAGCTTGTTAGCTTCGGCGATTGAAACAAGGTGCTCAAACACTTCCAGGTTTTCAATTGAACCATAAGCAACCTTTTCGACGTAACTGGTTGATTTTTGAAATTTTTCGGCCGCTGTCGCCTTCCAGTTATCCGGCAAGTTTGCGACTAATGCTCTCTTTTCCTCTTTGCTTAACATATACTGTTTTTTATGTATTGATGTCCTGTGTTAAGATTGCGTCATTTGTGCGTCAATCGTGTTAAGCAAATGTAAATCCATTGATTGACAAAAGCAAGCAAAATGTGTACATTTCGCAATAAAATGTGAATTTGTATTTTAACTGATTGACAATAAGACACATAATTTTGCATTGATGGCAAAAAGGGAAAAGCAACTACTTGGTGTGAAGATAAAATCAGCTATAAAACAGGCTGGCATATCGCAAACAGTGATTGCTGAAAAACTGAATTTGAGTAGACAGGCTGTCAATCAGCTTGACACGAGGAAGAAATTTGATTTTGAATTTTTACAGGACCTGAAGGATGCTACCGGGTTGGATTTTACTAACTACGTGTTCAATCCAAAATTAAACGATTACGTTCCTATGGATTCGGTTAGTCTGCTAAAAGAACCTGAATCAGAATATAAAACCGCCGATACTATCGAATTGTCGCTGTCAATCAAAATTAACGCTGATCAGGGTAGTTTGTCCAGGCTAAGTGATTTGATAGCATCCTTTAAGGGAGAGGCAACCAAGTATGGATTTACATTAAAATAGATAATACATGCCAAAATACGAGTAGGAGGGGGCAGTTTGCTTCGCAACTATGTCGTTAAAATATTGATATGCAATGGAGATAAAACCCCAGGTGGGCGCACTTTCTAACCTTTAAAAAGATCTAAAAACCCCTTAAATAGCTTATTTAAGGGGTTTTTCATTAATTACCCCCTCAATAACCCTCAAGAAACGTCAACTTCTGTGCACCTAACTGAGGATCAAGCAGAAAAATT